TTGTATATAAATGTGTCCACCATTAACCCCAGTAGGAACTTGACCAACAATAGATACGGAGCCAGCAGGTCTAGTTGTATAAGGGTTATTTAGATTAATGTTGCCTTGACCCGAAGGCAGTAGCGTTAGGGTACCATTACCAGAAGCAGCAGAGGTAATAGTCATATTATTGCTTGCTGAGCCAGTTATGTTTGTGATAGAAGTACCAGCACCAGTAAAACCTGAACCACCACCAGAAGCAGCAGCCCAAGAAATAACTCCAGTACCATCAGTCTTTAAAAAGTAACCATTAGTTCCACCAGAACCTGCGATAGTTAGTGTGCCGTTTAGGTCAATGTTATTGAGAAACTTTGTAGTCATGGGTTAAGCCTAACCTATGACGACGAGTGTGTAGTTGCTTAGTGTAGTTGTGGCGGATGCAAAAGTGGCGGTAGCAACTGTGCTAGTTACTGTAATGTCTACTTCTACCAAAGTAGCGGTTGAGGTTGAAGTGTCGTAAACTTGAGCAGTAACTAGATTGGTTCCAAGACCGTGAGTCAATGCAATACTGCTTCCTGTACCAGTACCTACAAGAGTTACCTTGGTAGTAGCACCTAGGTTAGTTCTAGCAGCGGCGGCTGTGGTAGCACCTGTACCACCATACAGAACACCAACAGCAGTTCCCTGCCAAACACCCGTTCCAATTGTTCCTACTGACGTAAGTGAAGAAAGAGTGGCAACTGCGGTGTTAACCAAAGTTGAGGTACCAGCGGGTAACGTTACGTTAGTAGTTGCAGTAGAAGTAATAGTGGTAGCAAAAGCACCTAAAGTAGTAAGGTTTCCACCAAGAGTAATTGTTTTACCAGTGTTGGCTACACCTGTACCACCGTAAGCTGGGTCAATTACAGTTGCTTTCCAAGCACCAGTAGTAATACCTGTTGTGCTAGAAACTGTAGTTATAGTTGACTGACCTGCGTATGTTGAAGCAATGTCAATGCTGTCAGTGCCAACTGTGATGCGGTCAGATGTACCTACTGCGTTTAGGGTGTTACCAGTTTTGGTAAGACCATTACCAGCGGTAACCTGACCTAGCCCAGTGAACTGAGTGAATGTAAGAGCGGTAGTTCCAACAGTTACTGTTCCGTTATTAGTAAGTACGAAGCCGCAGTCTGCGTTATCAGTACCTTCTTCAACAAATACTGCAAAAGAAGCTACTATTTCGGATGCTGAATCGGCGTCAATTGCACGTGTAGGTGCTCCTGTTGCGTTTACTGTATAGATACCATTTTCTGAACCAGTAGTTTGGTCCTTAATAAGAATGCGGTTTCCAGTAGCAAGCGTTACACCGTCAACAACGGAGCCATTAGCGTATGCCGAGGCTAGCGTTCCATTAGCAGTGGTGGCTGCACGAACAGATGCTTTCCAGTCAATTCCCTGTGCCGTTGAGTCAACGTATAGCTTGGTTGCTGCATCAGCATCCCCAGTAGGAGTTCCAAGACCAGTAATCTTGTTGTTGCCCATGGCAATAGCACCAGACATAGTGCCACCAGCCTTTGGCAGAGCAGCATCAGCAGTGCTTTGAGCAGTAGCAGCGTTAGTTACACCTGTGCTACCACGATCATAAGCAGCCTTGACTGCTGTTTCAGTAGCGGCTTTAGTGCTTCCAGTAGTTGATGTGCTATCGCTCAACTGGACAATACCAGCAGCGGTGGTCGATGCAGATACTGGGGTAATAGTTATAGCGGCAGAACCATTAAAGGACGCACCACCAGCAGTAAGACCAGTACCAAAAGTAAGTGTTCCAGTAGTTGCACTAGCGGTAGTCGCAGTAGAAGCATTACCTGTTAGAGCCCCAGTAAAGGTTGTCGCAGAGATGCTTCCTGTACCAGTGATGTTGTTTGAACCCATTGCAATGGCACCTGTCATGGTACCTCCGCTCTTAGGCAGAGCAGCAGCCGCTAAGTCATAAGCAGCCTTAACAGCAGTAGAAGATGCACCAGTTGTAGAACTTGTAGTGCTTGTGCTATCTGAAAGAGTATTGCCTACTCTACTCCAAGTGTTTGCAGGTGTTCCGCTTGCACCAGTAAAAATGTATAGGTCACCAAGGTAAGCGGAAATCTGACCTGCTAAAGCGTTTCCTGAACCATCAGGACTTCCAGTGCCTGTAGGAGTAGAGCCCCACGCTTGAATCTTTGCATTAAGCAGGACGTTCCTGTTGAGGTTAATGTCCGTCAAAAATGATTTTGCCATTGTTTATCCTTAAGATAGGTAAGCGGTAGCGTATACCGCAGAGGTAAAAGTAATGGTTAGGCTATTAGTATTAGTGTAAACTATTGTTCCAAAATATTCAGTGCCAAAGGAATCAACCACCATTACGTTTGGTTGATACCCTAAATTGTGTGAAATTGTGTAAGTATCCCTTGCATCCGCAGGAGTGTAACTAAAAGACCCTCCTGAAACTCCTGCTGGTCCTGTAGCACCAGCTGCACCAGTTGCTCCAGCAGCACCAGCAGGTCCAGCTGCTCCAGCTGCTCCAGCAGGACCAGTAGGACCTCTTTGACCAGGAACTCCAGGAAGTAAATTTATATCGACAGCTTGCCAGTCAATAAGAGGATCTACAGTTTGTGGTGGAGTACCAGCTGTAGGGTAATCATTAGGATTATATGGTTCATCATAAACCGGAATTAACGCAACATCTTGTTCAGGTAAAATAGGGGCGTTTGGGTTTATGGTCACAATACCACCGTATTACGTCTGACAGTGTAGAACTTACCACCTTGAATTTCAATTTTTTCATTAGTAAACGCATCTACTGTAGATATAGACCAGTATGTTCTTTCAGCCAAACGCAAAGTTTGTTCAGCAATAAGAGAAATATCAAATGTGTATGCCTTAGAAGCATCTGTTTCTGCCTGACCAGCAAGACCAGTTAGTGCAAGCGCAGTAGTTGCAATACCCGTAATAGTAAACTGTGTATTGCTTACAATAGTTGCAACTGTTCCAAATCCATCAACAGTACTATCTACATCAGTAATAACTACAGCATCTCCTTGCGCCAAACTATTTACTGCATTAGTAGTAAGAAGAATTGAAGTACTTCCAGCAGTTCTAGTAGCGGCTGTAATAACATCCGTACCAGTTGTTGACACTTGACCAGAAAGATTAGTTAGTGCAAGAGCAGTAGTGGCAGTTCCAGTAACAGTAAATTGAGTAGTGCTTACAATGCTTGCCACAGTAACCGTTCCATTTACAGTACTATCTACACCAATAATTGTTGCTAGTTCACCTTGCACTAAACTATGAGGAGTACTGGTAGTAAGAAGAATAGACGTACTAGACGCAGTTCTAGAAACAGCTGTAATAGTAACATCAACTGAAGTTGTCACATCTAAGGTAAATGGTTGTACTGTAAGAACAGATCCACGTTGATTTAGAAGATTAGCGATGAATGATTTGCCAGCATAGTTACCAATAACTGACAATGAGTGGCTAAATGCACGACCCTGGTAAGCGGTTAACTCGCCAGATTCAGTTTCCCAAGGTTGAGCTATAGAACCTAGAGTAGGTGTAGTAACGTGTGTTCTTTCTGGATATGAACGATCGTCAACCTCTTGAGGGACGTACATAGGTACAAGACGACCGGTAGCCTTAGAGATTCTATTAAGATTAAACACATCGATCTTGTATAGACCAACACCTAGAAGAGTACATAGCTCACGATACTGAGATTGTCTTGCTTGAACCATATCCATTAGCTGACGATAGCGTTCAGATCTAGGAATATTCACGCCATCAGGTGCTTGGATGTCAATGTCAAAAGCAGCGTCTGTTGCTAGGGTATATAAAGCCAAAGTAACCGCATGTATAACTACAGGGTACTCTTCAATTGTAGGTAAGTTTTCTAAAGTAAGTTGGCGTCCAACAACATCAGTATGTCCATTTGTATGGGTTATTAAGGCTTCTTCTACAATTTTTTTTATTTCTGTTGCAGTAAAATACCTGTAGTATGTTCCGCTAACAAGAAGCTCATCGCCATCAGCAGGAACAGTGTCTGTAACTAAAACACCAGTTTGCTCTTCTACAGAAGCTAAAGTAGAGATATCAACGCCATTTTTAAAGACTTTTACACCATCGCCGTCTAACGGGGCATAGTGAAGTCTAAACCTGTTTGTAGTACCATCAGCAACAAAGTTAGTTACGAAAGATTTACCAAGATCGCCAAGTTCAAAGCGAAGTTGATTTGCAAGATTAGTTAAAACTGCCAAGAGTCCTCCATAAAGGTATACACTTATATTCTCTTATTTTGCTTATAAATACTGCCCAAACATGAAAAAGCCCACCCTGTTAGGAGGAAGGCGGTACTAACAGGATGGGCAGTTTATTAGACGTTCTTAATTAGGACGCCAAATGTAGCCAAGGCGTTCTAGATAATCTGCTAGATCCTTTGGCACAGAATACTTAACTCCAGCTTTGAAAGTGTAGTTATTGCCTATTCCGTAAGTCATATCATCAATATCTTGCATTGTACGAATAACAACTTTTTCGTTGTTAATCCCTACTCCAACTTCTTCAATTTCATCAATGAGAAGTGGTACATCAGGCTGCTTTGGATCAAAGACAGCTGTTTCTAGTAGCTCTTCCTCAGCAGCACGAGAGAGAGCAATCTCTTCTTTGCGTTTGTTAATTTCTGCAGCATTCTTTTTAGCGGCTTGTTCTGCAGCACGACCGGTAGCGTCCAAAGGACTTGTTTGTTGATTTGGCACGATGTGTTTCTCCTTGTTTGAGTAATGGGTTCGTAATTGGGGGACTGGCGAACCAGCCCCCCGCCCTACGAGAGGTTTTGTTGTTAAGCGGTGTAGACCTTAACGATAGCCTGGTCAGTAATGACACCTAGACCCCAGATAGCATACCATGCTAGTGCGTGCTCACGACCAAAGTCTAGAACACCACCATCACGAAGCTCAACTGGAAGTGAGATAGCGTGACCAAATGCGTTGTCACCAATCATTACTGATTCGTACACATCAAATGCACCAGGAGTACCAGTAGTACCGGCAATCTGAGTTGAACCAGCTACGTCTACTGTTGAGTCAGGAGCGGTTGAGCCGTAACCTGGGTTACCACCACGACCTGGGTTAGTGTTAGCCTTTACAGGAACTTCAACCTGGCTTGCTGGAGTACCCACGTTGTTAACCTGGCTGTAAGCAGTGCTTTGAGCTAGCTTGTTTAGGTTAGTGGTCTCGATGAATACGACGTCATATAGACGACCGATTTCACCTAGCATGAAGTTACCTGGAGCAGCGTACTTAGTTACTTCGATAAACTCTGGGTTTGAGCGAAGGTCACGAGACTGCTTAGGGTGAATGAACTGGACGTAAGTTTCGCCAAGTCTTGGAATGTTCTTAGATGCAAGAACTAGAGCTGCATCCTTGATAGCACCAGTAGTTAGCTTGTGGTTTGCAGTTAGGCTAGTGATCGAGCTAACAGTGGTACCTTCAGCATAAGTGTTGAAAGTAGTTGCTGCTGAGAAACCTGAACGGTCGTAACCAAACACAGAGGAAGTAGCAGCCGATAGGGTGTTACGTGCCTGTACGTCTAGGTACTGAGCCATGTGGCGACCAAGCAAACGAGAAGCAGAAGCCATAATGTCATCGAATGAAGCATTTAGCAACAATTCTGACACTGCAACTGCGTATCCGTGCTCAGCAACGGTGATAGCGATCTGCTCTGCGGTTAGAGCGTTGGTGGTCATACGTACACCTTCAGATAGTGGAGTTGGGTCCACTGCGAAGTTCTTGTAACGTAGGAAATTAACACGAAGACCAGGAGCAACACCAAGTTCAGTCTTCTTAACAGCGAACTGCTCGAAGCGAAGGATAGGCATAGCCTGGAAAAGGATTTCCTTTGACCAGATGGTTTGAATTGATTGGCTCAACTGTGAGTTAGAACCTGAGTAAGCGGTAGGTGCACCAGCGAGCTGGGACGAACCTGTTATAGCAGAACCTGCCATTGTTTGCTCCTTTCAGAAGCGGTAGTTAGTTGGGTGGTTTAATTACCGAACAATCCCTGTCCACGGTTATTATTACCGCCCAAAAGCTTTGAGCGATTCTTTGCATATTCTGCCATTGACATATTTGAAATACTGTCTGGGGTTAACGTAGCTGAGTCCGAATTGTTATCGAGGGGTCCGTTAGCTGGTACTGTAATACGAGTACCAGACATCTCTTTACGACTTTGCTGTGCAACTTGCGCAACTGAGTCAAAGATTTTTGCAGAACGTTCTTTAAGACCTGCGATGCTCTGCTCGATTTCATCACGGGAATTTCCAGAAATTAGATCAACTAGTTCTGGAATAATACTTTCGCGTTCCTGTTCCATGCGCTGCAAACGAAATTGTTGCAGATCCTGGAACTCACGTTCACGCTCTAGAAGGGCAAATGCCTTCTCACGCTCTTTACGCTCAGCTTCAAGTTTGGTTGCCCATTCTTGTTCTTTTTTAACAAGTAGATCGCGAACTTCAAGTTCTGATTCTTCCTGCTTTTTACGTTCAGCTGCACGCTCAGATTCACGAGCTTGACGCTTTGCTGTACGCTCAGCCTCTAGGGCTTGGCGTTCTTCACGCTCCTTGCGAAGGAGGGCGAGTTCTTCCTGTAGTTTTTCTACCTGAGGGTATAGCTTTGCTTTTTCCTGTGCACGAGCCTTCTGAATTGCTTCTTTGACTTCGTTAGTATTTGGCAACTGTGTTTCCTCAACAAAAACTTCAGGTGTAACTTGTTCAGCAGTTTCTACTGCCTCTAGGTTTTCATCCATTATTATTCTCTTTTCATTCTCGTGGGTCGTTTTCCGATGTGTGAGCACGTGACCTTGTCAGTGGGTATACTATAAGGATAGGGAAATAAACACTTAGTTTCTTAGCAAACTAGAATTATTTATTGTTACTATTATCTACAGGATCTCTTGTTGGAATGTTAGCTCCATAAGCTTGTTGAACCAGTGTTTCACGCATAGATGCTTCACCCTCTTCTTCTACAGGGTTTGAATTCAATACAGGATTGTCTTCTCCTTCTTCAGGAGGACCTTCAATACCATCTCCAAGAACATCTCCATCGCCCATCATCATCGGGTCAATAGGAGTTGCTGTGCCACCTTCTGGTCCTGGCATCATACCGGTCATATCCATAATCTCTTTTTGAATCTGTACCTTGATTAGTGATAGAGCACCGTCAGCCTTAGCATCCTCAATCATTTCTTGACGGATTTCTTCCATCTTTTCTTCTGGGAATTCTTCACCAAGAGCACGTAATGCGCCTTCTTTAGACTCAAGACCAAGAGCCATTTTTTGCTGAAGTTCGCTCATAAGAATTAGCTTATCTAAAGGAAGTGGCTGAGGAAAATGTGCAAAAGACTGATATGTAAGTGGATCATTAGGGTCTAATTGTGTTAATTGACCAGGCTTTAAAGGACTGCCCTGACTTGGATCATAAATTAAAGTTTCTGGTTCTTTAACTACAAGGTTTAGCATAATAATCTCATTAATGCGTTCTAACCCTGTGCCATATTGAGCAGTCTTTTGTGACCAACGATTCATAAGAGGCTGATATTGAATAGACAAAGCAACACCAGAAGTATTAGAAATTGGCTGAACTTGACCAAGAGCAGTTTCTGGTACGTTCATCATTTCGTGCATAGCTGTCTTTAACGATGCTAAATACTCCATAGCACCCGCAAGACCAGCTCCACCACCTTCTAGGTTAAATACCTGGGAATCTTTAGGAAGACCGCCCCAAACCTTTTTAGCACCCTTTTCAAGGTTAGAAGCCTTAGCACCAACAATGACTGTTACAGGAGCTGCGTGATAGTTGATTATGTCTGCAATGTCTGTAGAGATCTCGTTAAATGATCTGTTAATAGTAATAATGTCATGTGCATCAGCAAGTCCCCATGGAGATCCTGATACAGGAACATTAGGAATGTGTACTACTGGAATTTGACCTAGTGGATTTGGACGGCTATCAATAAGCTCATCATTAATATACTCTTCAATAATATCATCAGTAAGAATCTCAGTATAAGTAAAAACCTGACGAGTACCTTCTAGGGATGTTCCCCAAAAACGGTACTTCTGCTTAAATCTAAGTAGACGAGTTCTGTCGTGAGGGTGGAACTCAGGAAAACAAAAAGCTGGGTTTAGTGGAAGAACACGTACACGACCAGGGTGAAAACGTCCAACGCTATCTTCCCAAGCTTCTTCATAAGCAACTTTTACAAAAGAGTCTCCTGTACAAGCGCCATTTTGTGCCATTTCAAAAAGAATTTGCATTTTGTTATTATCTACTTCCCAAACTCGTTCTAAGAGTTTAGGAACAATAGCTTCAGTTGCTTTAGGAGACTTAAACTGAACACCTTTTCCAAAAGTAAACCTGTTTATGTAATCAATAAATGCACGGTAGTAATTAATCGAAATTTGCATTTCGCCTTGTTCACGGCGATAGCCCCAGTGGTGACCAAGGTACATAGCCCAGTTAAGCGAATATCGGTTTAGACGAGGACCATGAACCTCAAACTCTTCATCAGCAAGCTCAACTAGACCTAATGGAGAAATAGAAATTGTTAGGTCAGAGGAAGCCGCTCTATAACTCGGGGGTGAAAAGTCTGCAAAAGACATTTAGTTATTTATCCTTAGACTTTTTCTTAGGTACAGGCTTTGAATTCTTTTCGTCTTTTTTAAGACCTTTATGGGCAACTCTTTTACGAAGCTTATCTTGAAGCATTTTTTCAGCAATCTTCTTACGACGAGTTTCTTCGCTGGTCTCAATAAAACGACCACCATGTTTCAGGTATTGCTGATGAACCCAGTGGCTAGCCCCTGGGTTAGGATAGTTGGTATACTTAGCTTTTGCTTGAGTTACAATCAAAGCCCAAAGCTTTTCGTTGGCAGGTACTGATGCCATTATGCCGTCTCCTCAAACCAAAGCTACCTGCCCAGGTTAGGGCAGGTCAGCTTAGGAATGTAATTAGTCTTGAACTACTGTTGGGTTCAAACGAGCTGTTTTGCCGCCAGAAACAAACTTCTGTTCAACTTTTTGTTCAGCATAGTTAGTGAATGAACCGTGTGCAAATTCACCTAGGAAAGTAGGTGCTTCGATCCATGCAGCTGAACCTACGTGAGCACGCTCACTTAGAGTTTCAGCAGCTGGCTTCTGCCATACTGGTGCATTGCGGTTAGGACGACCTGGAGCTGCTGCAAAGCCGCTCATGATGCCCTTCTGAAAGTCGTTAGGAACGTCAGTGTCAGTAGCGATACCCTCTTCAAAACGAAGTGGACCTCTACGCTCGATGTTGCCTGCGCCTTTTAGTTCGTACGCCTGCGGCGCACGTTCTGGAAACATAGGATTTGGGGAAATGCCCATGGGGACTCCTTATAGTTAGAATTGGAACTGCAGTATTCCAGTAATTAGTTTGACTCAAAATCAACATAAATAAAGGCTGAAATCATTATTTTTAGAAAAAAGGACTAGAAGAAACATTTACCTCTGGCATTACTAATTCTCTAGTAAGAGAACAAGCCATAGCTAAACTATCCACAAAGTCATCGTGTGCGTATGTTTCATCAGGTGCTGCTACAGTAAAGTTAGGACCTTTATACTTAATTTCAACATCTGTCATTTGTTGATAAAAGCGCTTCCATACACGAAGTCTTCTAGACTCTGCATGAGAAGGGTACGCTAAAGATCTTCTTTGTAAAAGTTCCTGTAAGTGCTTAAACCGTTTAGATTGCTCTGATTGGCTAGATGTGAGGGCTACAACCTCAGCTCTAGGCATAAGAATTTTTAGACGCTGTGCTACCGCGTCACCAACACCATTGGCATCAATACCAATTGCAAGTACGTCATAGTTGCTTAAAAAGTTTACTATTTGGAAGTACTGTTCTTCCCAGTCATCACCTTGAAGTTCCAACCAGTTGAGGATTCTATGGTCATAATACCCAAACTCATCAGGTCTGTCCCAGTCCACCCAGACAACAGTGACAACGGTTGAGTCCATTTTTCGAGCAGGATCGATTCCAACAACAACGGGTGTTTGATGCCAGGTTTTGACGATTTTTTGGCTAGTGTCACCAAGCTCATCCAAGAGGGTAGAAGAGACAAACATTCCTCGTTCAAGTAGCCACTTGCAGTTGTATGACATCTGAAATTCATCTGACTCCTCTCCAATACGAATCATCTCTTTCTTTATAAACTTATTATAATCTGGGTTGATCTTTGATACGTCCCTGTAGTCCCATTGAAAGTGGTTTTGTCTTGCACTTCTACCGGTTTGTCTACGTCGATTTAGTTGAATGGACTTGTAAAAATTATTTTTATGTGTAGTAGGAGTACCTGTTTTTACCATTGTACCCGCGTAATACGCCATCATAGGAGAGATAGATTTAGTAACAATAAAATCATCTGCTTCTTGACACTCATCAATAACAACAAGATGAAAAGACTTAGATTCAATTTTAGCTCTAGGGTTAGCTGTCATCATTGTAAGAGTAGATCCAGACTTTTTAAGTCTGATCATTTTAGTAACTCCACCAGCTTTAGCAGCTATATCATCAATCTCAGGATCGCTAAGAATTTCTTGTGCACGTTCTGAGCTCAATCGAGTTACAGTACGACTAAACAAAGTTTCTGCCTGTGATTCAGTAGGCGCAAATAATCCTACCCAAATACCGTCTTTAAATTTACCAAGTAAGTCTGGATAAATCTTAGCTAATCTAGGCATTAGAAGCATTAAAGTAGACACTGTATTAGCAATAGTTTCAGACTTACCAGACTGACGAGCAGCCAAAGCAGTTACCTCTTCACCATCACCAATAATAACTGATTCAATGATTCGTCTAGCTAATGGTTTTTGATAAGTGTGCAATTCATGACCTACAAGTACAACCATGAACTCCATAATTTTGTCTATTAGTCGTTCAACAAATTCTCTAGATAGCTCATCTTCGGGTTCTTCAAAGTCATCTTCTGTGACTTCTCTGTCTTCTTTATAAAAATCAGGATTTATTTCCTCAAATTTATCTTCTTCAAAACTCATTTGCCCTCTTTTTTAACTCATCCATGATAGCCACAAGTGTCTCTGCTGCTGAAGCGGCATCTTCTAAAAGAAAAGCTTCTTTAGTTTTTAACCAAGCAGTGGTTTCTTTACCTATTATGTATAGATGCGTTTCAACCCAAGTTATTAGTTCAGGAGTCGATATAGACGCTATCCTCTTCTGTAGCTTTGTAGGCTGCTGGGGTCCATCCTTTTTGAAAATCTTCATCAGTTAATACTCGCATTTCTAGCGCAGTTGTGAGCGCTGTTTCTTCTTCTAGTTTTCCATTCCATTTACCGATAACTAAAACACGATAAAAGGGTAATCTAATCATAACAGGTTTAGAGGTTCTATATGGAGGTTCTATTTCTTGTGTATGACCTACTACAACTAGTTTAGTACCCCATTTAACAGGAAACCTAAAAAGCTGTACAAAGTGTTGTTTTCCGATATTGTGTATTTTGGGCATGAAGTTATGCGCGCCTTTTTCCTCTAGTACTTGCAGGATTAGTTCCTGCTGCTCTAGCAAGTCTAGCAGCTCTTCGTGTTGCCCGCTCGGCTTGTAGCAATCTTCTATCCAAATTAGGCTGTCTCTTAGCACGGAACCCTTGTTTACCTTTAGTCATAACCTGGTTAGTACGAGAGATGTAGTATTCAGTCTTTTGAGCAATAGCACTAATGTAAGAAACGCTTGCATAGCCTCTAGGTTTTTGATCTAGATACATACGTATAAATCTACCTTTAGATTTTACTTGCTTAAATTGCTGCCATAAATAAGGTTCAACATCATAGTAGTTGTAGTAGCTACCATCTCTAAAAATTACAGTAAGTGTGCCTGCACGTCCATCTTCACTAGTTGCAGGTCTGTAACCTGCAGCAATTGTTCTAGGTTTTTTAGGATTAGTTGTAGATGTAGGTTTAACTGTAATTGGAGCAGGCTCAGTCTCATAATCTCTAGCATCCGCAGCTAAATTGTCATACTCAATACCACCACGAGTATACCTGCTTTTTGTATTAGGGTCATACGCAGTACTTGTAGTGTAATATTTACCCGTGGTTAAATCATATCCAAGTTGAGATGCACGAACCGCATCATCAAAGTAAAGAGATCTAGCTTCTGCAAATTGAC